CTTTATTACTGACCCAGTTGGTCGCTCTTCAAGTTCAATCCGTAAGGTTGGACCTTCAGGAGCAGTTGCTGGAATCTACATGAATACTGATGCAACAACTGGTCCTTTCAAGGCTCCAGCAGGTATCGGTACAACTGTTCAAGGAGCAATCGCTCTTGAAAGAGCCTTTACTTCTTCAGACCTTGACAACATGAACTCAGCGTCTGCTCCAGTAAATGCTATCCGTCAAATTCCAGGTGCAGGTATCTCAGTAATGGGTGCTCGTACTTTGAAGCAAGACGGCACAGCAAACAAGTATGTAAACATGCGTCGTTCACTTATCTACGTACGTAAGAAGATGAGCGACCTTACTCAATTTGCACTGTTTGAGAATAATGACGAAAGACTGTGGGAACGTATTGACTCAGTTCTCGTCTCATTCTTGAATGAATACCGCAACCAAGGCGGTCTTCGTGGTGCAACCCCAGCGGACTCCTTCTATGTAAAGGTCGATGCTGAAAATAACCCAGACAATCTGATTGCTCAAGGTGAGGTCCACATTGAAGTTGGTGTTGCTCTGCAATATCCAGCCGAATTCGTAGTCATCACTCTAAGCCAGAAGACAGTAAACTAAGAAAGAAGGCATAAATGGCTGACATCGTTTATCAGAATCGGTCAACTCTTGCGACTGACCCGATTCGTAATTTTCGGTTTCTTGTCTCGTTTGCTGCAACCGATACAACCAGTTCATCTATAGGTGTTGCAACAGCAACTCTAGGATTTACTTCCGTATCAGGCTTGGCAGTGACAACAGACTCGATTCCTTATCGTGAAGGTGGTTTTAACACTACCGTTCACCAAATCCCAGGACAAACATCCTTCCAACCAATCACATTGCAAAACGGTGTGGTTATTGGAAAGAGTCAAAAATGGGACTGGATGCGTAACCTCTTTGCAACAGTGCAAGGTGGAGCACAACGTAGTCTTACAGGCGGATTCCGCTGCGATGTAACTATTAAGGTTCTTGCACACCCAATTCCGCTACTTTCTGCTGCAGAAAAAGCAGGAACAGCAGATGTTGCAATGCAGTTCAAGGTCTATAACGCATGGCCTACTGCTGTGGCATACTCTGACCTAAACGCTGGTGACAACTCTCTATTTGTAGAGCAGATGACTCTAGTACACGAAGGTTTTGACGCTTCATGGGCTAAGTGGTCCGCTGATGGCAAGACATTCACACCTGCTGGAACAATTGGTGCAGCAGGAGCAGCAACCTCTGCTGCTACTGGTGGAACAGTTCAGTAATAACTAAAGAATAGGAACATAAATTGAGTACTCAAACAGAAACAACTGTTAAAGCGGCTGACAATCCCGACCTAATTAATAGCATGGTTGCACAGGCTTTGGCTAACGAAAAAGCGGAAGTCAAACCAGTCACCATCATGCCTCCTTCTGACACTGTAGTGAACCTCCCTGGCGGATACGTAACATTCGCTGGGGAGGTCGTCAAGGAGGTTGAAGTTCGTGAACTTAACGGTAAGGATGAAGAAGCAATTACTCGTTCTACTAGCGTAGGAAAAGCATTGCTTTCAATCCTTAACCGTGGAGTTGTTCGTATTGGAGAAGAAAAGGCTACGGAATCTATGCTTGATTCACTTCTTGCTGGTGACCGTGATTACCTAATGATTGCTATTTACAAAGCAACTTTTGGTAACGAAGCCGTTCTTCAAGGAATTTGCGGTAAGTGTAGCGAGATTAAAGATGTAAAGATTAATCTCGATACAGACATCAAAGTTCGTCCAATGGCAAACTCAAGCGAACGTAAGTTTGTAGTTGACTGCAAGGTTGGTCCTGTAGAGATTAGTCTCCCAACAGGTCACACCCAAAAAGACTTGGTAAATAATGCTGATAAAACAGTGGCAGAACTTACTACTATTTTATTAGAGAACTGTGTAAACACCATTGATGGCAATGATGTTCTTGGTAAAGCACAGGTTCAAAACCTTGGAATCAGTGACCGACAGGCTATTGCTGCAGAAATTAACAAAAGAAACTTTGGACCACTGTTCAATGATGTTGCAGTCGCATGTCCTGACTGCGAAAGCGAGGTAACCGTTCCCGTTAATTTGGGTACGTTATTTCGTTTCTAGTACAACGGACTACTCATCTTTGATGGCTGAATATCTGGCATTGTCAGACCGTCATCAAGGTTGGACTCTTACTGAGATTAAATCCTTATCAGTAAGAGAGCGTCGAAATTGGATTGAACTGGTTCGAGAAGGCTATTAGGAGATGACAAGTGGCAGGTGAAATCAACGACTCATTGGGTCAAACCAATAAGGAGTTAGATGACATTGTAAAAAAACTTGCGGGTATCGAGAAGTCGTTAAAATCTATCGGCTCTGGTGCTGGCAAGTTGCCTGGTGCTGTCCGTGGGGCAACAGGCGGTGGTGGAGAGCGTGGTTTAACCAAGGGCTCTACCTCAATGATGCCTCAAATGGAGAAAGTTTCATTCTCCGAAAATGTTGACGAAGACATTATTCGTCGAAGCCAAGACACCTATAGCCGTCTTGGATTAGGTAAGTTTTCAACTAGCGATAAAGCACTAGGTGTTGGTCAAGGTTTAGCACAAGCAGCCCTTGGTGTTGCTGCGGGTGGCATTATGGCAACGCCATCTATAACATCCGTACTGGCAAGTTCAGGAAACTACTTTGGTGCTTCTTTGCGTTCAAGTGGTTTGGGCTATCAACAAATTACTGCCATGACTATGAAAGGTCTTGGAAATCTAGGTATTACTAGCGAGCAATCTCCTGGAGCAACAGCAGCGATGCTTGCTGCTCGTGGTGTTATGCCAGGCTCTGCTCAATACAACACCTTGCTTCGTGAAATTGGTGGTGCTGCTCGTGGCTATAACATGGCGAACGAAAACGCAGCCCTCGCTCTTTCTGGCTTAAGTCAAGGCCCTATGAGTGCTCGTTTGTATGGAGCAGGTATTAGTACCTACAATCAAGCAACTGGACAGTTCCGTGGTGGAACTGAGGTATTCCAGCAGTTGTATGACCGCATGACTATGGGTCGACCAAAAGCATCTCTGCAACAAACCATGAACAGTATTCAAGGCGGGTTCTTGCAACAAACCGCTGCAGATTTAGGAATGTCAGAAGACCAAAAGCAATTGTTCTATCAGTTCATGGTTCAAAAGGCTGGCGGTAAAGAGTCTGATTTAGCAAAGTTGGGCATTGGTGATAACCCTCTTGCATCACAAAAACGAATTGTGCAATCAGATGTTGAAACATTAAATACGTATGTTCAGCCAATGCTTAAGGGTATGGAAATGGCTGCAGACACAGTTGAAGCATTTAACCGTGGACTTCAAAGTGCAGCAGACCAACTCGGAGTGTTTGCTGGTTACGTTGGTGGTCTTGGTCAAAGCCGTGCAGGTGGTGGTATTGGTGCTGCTGCTGGTGGACTTATTAATGGTTTACTGACTGCTGGTGGTGCGTTCTTAGGTGCTCGTGGTGGTAAGGGTATTGTTGGCGGTGTTAAAGGTCTTTTTGGAAAACTAGGTGGAATTAAGGGTCTTTTTGGAAAAGCAGGTGCTGCTGGTTTAACTTACATGGGATTAGAGCAAGGGCAAAAGTTTTTAAATAAAGCAAATGTTCCAGACGAAGTTCGTTACATTGCAAATCTTCTTTATGACATGGGGCAGGGCGGTCTTACTGGATTAGCCACAGGTAATCCGCTAGTTGGTCTTGGTGGTGTTGCAGCAGGTACTGCAGGTGCGGTTGCAAATCCTTACGGTAAAGGTGGAGCAAACACCACCCCAATGGGCGGTTCTTTTGGTGCTAACAATGCTTCTGGCTCTAACGCAATCTCTCCAATCATGGGCGGTGTTGTAGGAACTCCTTATGGTGCTAAAGGAAAGATGTGGAAGGGCTCTCACAGCGGTGATGACTACCCAACTCCTGTAGGTACTCCTGTTGTTGCAGCGATGGACGGTGTTGTCTACAACGACAACCCTAGCCAGGAATACGGAAAGACTGTTCAACTAGACCATGGAAATGGCTATCAAACTTTGTACGGTCACCTATCAGAGGTTTTAGTCTCTGTTGGTCAAACTGTTAAAAAGGGACAAACAATTGCTAAGTCTGGTGATACAGGAAACGTTGATGGACCTCACTTGCATTTTGAAGTTCGCCGTGGAAAGAACAACCCAGTTAACCCTAAAGAACTTGTAGGTAACTCAACCATTGGTGCTGGTGTAGTTGGAGGCGCAGCACTGCAACTAGACACAGAAGGACTAAAGAGTTCTGAAGTACAACTGTCTAAGTTGTTCGGTTCTGGAACAACCAACGCTCTTCTTAAATCAGGTGTAATGGTTGGCGGTTCTGGCTCTGTGGGGTCAGCAAGTTCTGGCGGTACTGCAAAGACCGTGCTTGCAACAGGTAGTGAAAAAGAATGGGCAACAACCCTACTACAAAAAATGGGTGCACCCGTTACAGAAAGTTCTATTGCTGCACTTACTACATGGGCACGTCATGAAGGCGGTCACTGGAAGAACAGCGCAAACTATAACCCTCTAAACACAACCCTTGACATGAGCAACAACGAGTCAATGAACAGCGTTGGAGTCAAACGCTACAAGTCTTGGGAAGAAGGATACGCTGCAACTATCAACACCTTAACTGGTCGTAAAGCAGATGAGCGTGGATACACAGCGATTGTTAATGCTCTTAAAAGTGGAGCATCTACTGAAAGTATTCTGTCAGCAATTAACAACTCTGCTTGGATGACAGGTAAGACTGGTGAGAATAGGTACAAGTTCCAAGGTGGACCTACAAGTCTTGGCGTTGCAACACCTTCAGTAAACAGTGGTGGCGGAAGTGGGGCAACAGTTATTATTAATGCAACATTCTCTAAAGCAACTGAATCAGAGGCAATGCAACTTGTTCGACTTGTTAAGTCTGAACTTGAAAAAGACGCTTCTATTAGAACGATGGGTAGGTCATAATGGCTGGCAAAATTCAAGTCAACTATGACAAGGCTCTTAAAGACTATAAGTACGCTGAAGAACAGCGTCGCTTTTTCAAAAAGCGTGTCGAGTCTTCTAAGGACAGTGTTCAAGACATTGAAGCAAAAATTGCTAAAAATGACAAAGACCTTAAGTCTGCTAACACAGCATACAAAAAGGCTGGTGATGCGTTAATTCTAGACCCCAATAATGCAACTAAACAAGCAGCATACAAAACCGCTCAAATAAAAGTTCAAGATTTACAAAGACAAAAGGGAGCCTTAAATACGGGGCTTAATGCTGCAAAAAATGCTGTGTCTTCATACAGCAGTGTGCTAACTAAGTTGACTGACATCACCAATAAAACAAGCCAAAACTTACTTAGCACTGACAAA